GTCTCGTGAAAAATTCTAAGAGAGTAAATTGTAACTCTTAGACAGCCCTCCGCAAGGAGGCCGGCCCTTTGTTCGATACGTAAGTATCTTTAAAGGATTTGTAAAACCTAGACATGGTTAAGTCATCAAGGCCGCGGCTCGGAAAGACCGCTTGCCGGAAGTGACGAACCAAACTCTCGTCCAGGTGCCCTCACCAGTTAATACATCTTTCGAACGTCTCCCTGAGTCTAGATACATTTCATATTTAGCCCAGTGATAGTGAAGAAGGTGTCTCCTGGTGTTTGTCCTTAGCTTAGGCTTGAATTCAAAACCCTCAACAAGAGTAAACTCTTGTGGATTGAGTTGGATTCGTGCTAAAGCTTCAGACAGGTTTCCGTCACTAATCTTACGTTTTCCTAATTTAGGAGTAACGAAGAAAAGTGGGAACTCGATTAGGGCCTCGTTGGAATCATGTGACCACCTCTTGAGATCGAGAACGTTAGCACGTTCAAATTCTGGAGATGGCCCCCCATGCAAGGACGGTGGGAGATTCCGAAGCAATGTTTCGTACAGTCTCTTAAAACTCGGGTAAATGGATAACCGTTTACACTTGTTAAAAATGACGCAACAGTCACCGATACTGGTAGGATATAGAAAGTCGTAAGACTCGATATAACCTTCAGTTCGATGATAGTTGGCGCCACAGCTTTCGCGAAAGTCACCAGTGGTAAAGCTCTTTTGAAGATTTACTTGGAGACCAACGTTACTAAGGAGGGTAAGTAACTCACCTGCCTTAGACGTTGAAATAACAATATCATCGCCGAAAACTGAAGACTGAGGATCCAGTTGCTTACACAATGCACACAAAATGAGGGACATAAGTTCGAAAGTGAACCCATTTCCCATTGAGGATATCTTCTTTACAAGATGATACTCCCCATCATGGCCCAAGACAAGAGAGCTCCGTGATATCTCGAGGAGCTTCACAAGTCTAGGTGGTAAGAGGAACCTACAGAGGTCTAAAGAAATGCGA